GGATCCGGTGGTTTGTCTTCTTGTGATTCGATTAACGGTAATACTCCTTGGGTTGTGGGCAACGGTACGCCTGCGTGCAAATGTTCCACGCGAAAATCCGCCGTCTCAAAATCGTATACTGCAGCTAAAGCAACAGTATACTGCTGCCCCGCGTCTGTTGCCACTTTGATTTCAGTGATCCCCGACTGTAATGCTAGTACGTGTCCTCCACTAGGAGCATTCCAATTAGGTTCAAGCTGGGCAGATGGGATATCCCGTGACCAATACACAGTTGTTTTAGTTCGTAAACAAAATTCAGTACTTGTCCCAAAAGTGTAATCACGTGCTACTATACTCTCCAGTGTATATGATTTAGGTTCTTCCAAATCCTTGGGTGTTACTGGTGGCATGGCCACACTAACGTCATTTGCCGCATATATAGTATGACGGCCATTCCTAGTCGGGTGCTGATAATTGACATTATATCCTTGAAACCTAGATAATACGCCTAAAGCCCATAAGTCGTTATAATTTAACGCTTGCATGACCCTACGTACATTTCTCTTCTTTACCCCTGGACTAATGTTATATATAGAGCCATAAGGGGTACCAGCTATTAACGAGCCTGCTAAACCTGCTATGAGCGTGATACACGAAGGTGCGACAATCGTATTCATCAGTATGTAATTATCCCTTATATCATAGCCATAATCAGTAATATTTTGAAAGTTAAGAGTACCGAATGGCACTCTTTTATTGTAGCAACTTCTTAGTGGTTCAGTCCATACAGTAGCTACACATGAGTGTGCTCCTGTCGGTACGGCTCTACCAATCACAGCTGAAAACATAGCATCAGCCCTGTAGTGTTCATCCACCGTAAGGTTAGTCACTCTGGATAGACCGACCAGCAAATCCATTAAATTCTTCTTATTGAATATGGTGAAGTATTCACCCCAATACCAGCAAGTGTTAGCAAATACTGATTCAATAATCAGCGAATCTGATTCAGTATCTAAGCTTCTTACTGCTTGAATGGCTTCTGCAGTTGTGCACACTCCCTCTTCCTGAAGCAAAATGTGTATAGCCGCCCTCTTAAGCCCTAATTTCGGTAGGTATAGAGTGCGAGGTACCTGAGTCCACCAATGTGCTTCTACTGTTTCTGTCGCAGGTTGGGCCAACCAGTACTTACAAGCTCTCAAAGCTGCTAACATGTCTTCATGCCACCTATGATTGTTCACCAATTTGATTATGATAGCCCGTACTTCTTCTGCACTGTAAGTGGCTGACATAGGCACTATCTGGGTGGGGGTGGTGATGCCTATCTTCCCTTCGATACCTAAATCGATAACTTGATCACACAAGAATGGTGTGTGTCTTACATCATCTTGAATGATATTATCAAGTATAGCGAGATCTTTGGAGGTTAAACCAGAGCAATTCAGAAAACCAAAGTAGTTTTTAAAAATCAACAGTCGCATCATCCGAAAACCAATTATCTTTAGTATTTTGTAGGACGTAAACATCATTTAAGTCTGTTGTGTGCTGTCCCACAGGTACTATAAATCTATTCTTAATGAAGCCAAAAGTATCGCCAAAGTGATTTCCACTTCGGCTGTGTCCATCATTGTAGTCATACATCTTCCATACCTTAACCGTCTTGACCAGCCTTGCATCAACATATTCTGGGTTTGGTAAGTGTACGCCACCTACTAAGATATTTTGCGGAGGTAGTGTTGCACTCCAAACTATGATATCCGCAAGGAGGGCCTGTGTGGATTGGTCAGTTGATATTATCTGTGCTCCATCCTCATGATTGCGTACGACTAAAGCAAGTTTTTCCAGTTGGGCTAGCTCATCGCCTGCTCTAACTATAGACATTACTTGGGAGGCTGTGAACTTTATAGTATGATCAAAAACTTGTGTTTTACTTATCATTTTAAGTAGTTGATACCTTAAATACAATTTAACGATTAAGGCAGTGGAGTTGTCATAAAAATCATTAGCAAAGACGGCATTATAGAATCTACCATAACGCGCCTCCTTGACATCAGAACTT